AGCACCGCGAGCCCGCGAGCGCGCGCCGCGAGGTGTGCGAGCTGGCCCGCGGGAGGCCCGAGGTGCAGGAGGAGGAGGCCCACCACCCCGAGGCCCGTTGCAGCGGTGGCCGCGCCGCCGAGCGCGCGCTGGCCAACGTGTCGAAGCCCCGTGCCCACCCCGAGGATTCCACCGATGCCCACGAGGGTGAGCTCCCCGGGCAACTTCCCGGCGGCGCAGAGGTACGTGAGCGCGACCACGCCCACGATGTCCCCGAGTCGGTCCACGAGCTGGACCGCGACAGGCACGCGCGGCGCCTGCGCGGGGGGAGACGGCGGGGGCGCCGCGGGCACCGTCGCCGGGCGCTCCGCGAGATCTGCGAGGGTCGCGAGGAGTGCGTCCGGCTCCACCGGCTTCGACGCCCACCGCCACCCGTGCTCACCGGCCACCGCCTCCAGGCGCTCGGGTTCGGCGCCCGACACGAGGAGCACCGGCACGCCGCGGCGAACGAGCGCGTCGTGGAGGCGCTGCGGGTCCTCCTCCCCGAGGACCAGGTCCAACACCACCACCGAGGGCGGAGGACGGCGCGCGATGAGCGCGAGGGCCCCGGGCACGGTGGACGCGGTGGTGACGGCGTGGCCCGTCTGGCGGAGGACTTCGCCCGCCGCGAGGAGGAAGGCCTCCTCGTCGTCGATGATGAGAACGCGAATCGGGGAGGTGTCCAAGCGAGGCTCCTGGTGTTGGCGTAGGTGAGTCACGGGCGCGGCTCCTTCGAAGGGGGGGAGGTGCCCCGGCGCGCACGTCGCAACGCCGGGGCGGTGGAGGGATCAGAGGTTGATGGCCGTGTAGGACACGTCCCAGTCGATGTTGATGCCGCTGATGCCGGTGAGGGAGAGCGTGTCCTGCCCCGAGGTGCCACCCGTGCCGGGGACCACCGCGGCGGCGATGGCGGCGATGTTGCCGGTGCCGGTGTCGGCGATGTTCGCGAGCTCCACCGAGCCTCCGCCGATCACGACGCTGTCGCCCGAGGCGCCGCGGCGCACGCCGAACACGACGTGGCGCACGCACGCCTTCGTGTCGTCGTCGGTGCTGCGCGCACGGATGCGCACCGCGTACTCACGGAGCGAGCCCGCAGACTGCGCGGGAAGGTTCATCGTCCAGGGCGTGTTGCCCGTGGTGCTGTGCGTGGCGCGCATCGCGCCGTCCGCCGCCGCGGCCACGATCGTGTAGTGGTCGGGCGACATCGCGCCGCGCACCGAGTCGGTCGCGAGGTCGATGTTGAGCCCCGAGCCGCCCACGGTGATGGGGCCCGAGGGGTCCACCACGGCGCTGATCGTGGAGCCGGTAATGTCGATGCCGTTCCCGGCGCTGTAGCTCGCGCCACCGCTGAACTGGGTGAACACCAGCGCATCGGTGCCGACGATCGCGGAGCCGGTGTCGGAGGTGCACACGAAGCCCTTGCCCTCGTTCGTGGGCCCGCCGCCCTCGACGAACGTGAACGCGCCCGCGGCGTCGGAGGCCGCGGCGAGATCGGAGGCGCGCGCCCACGAGCTCGCCGACGCGATGTAGATGCCGTTCTGCGAGCCGGTCGACTGGTTCTTCACCAGCACGCGGTCGCCCGCGACCACGCTCACACCGTCGATGGTCTGCTCACCGCTCAGGGTGATGTTGGCCGTGGTCGCGGCCTTCACCGAGGGCTTCACGTCGAGTCCCGCGGCCACGCTGTCGAGCTGACCCTTGTTGACGGCGTGATCCGCCGACGTGCCAGCCAGGAGGCCGGTGATCTTCTGGCTGTTCACCGCGAGGCTCGCCGAGAGCGCCGCCGCCATCGTGCGGAGGTTGGCTTCGCTCTGCGCGGCGCTGGTCGCGTCGCTCGTGGTGGCGAGGTCTACGCCGCCCTTCGTGACGTTGCCCGTGAAGGCGAAGTCGGCGGCGAGGTCGAGGTTGGACGGCGCGGCTTTGCCGCGGACCGCCGTTTGAAGTGCAAACGTATCACCCATGGATGGAACCGCCTGTTCAGAAGGCGTTGTGAGAGCCGCGCGCCACCGTGGCGCACGGTGGAGATGTCAGACCTGCGTCACCGCGAGGCGACCCGTCACAGCCTCCGCGAAGGTGATCTTGAGAACGCCCGTACCGACATTCACGGAGACAGCCGCCGCGAGGCCCGAGTCGCTGTAGGCGGACTCGACGACGTAGGAGCCGCCCACGAGCCGCACGTGGCTCACGATCGAACCGACCCAGCGGCCCGTGGCGCCCGTCGCGAAGCCTGTCCAGGTGATGGCGCAGGGGAAGGCGCTCGGGGTGACGGTGGCTTGCGTCGCCGCCGTGAGCGTTAGCGTTGCGCCGCCCCCGCCGCTGCTGGCAGCGGGCGCCCACTCGGCGCCATCCCAGGTGAGCACGTCGCCGACAGTCGGCGCGGCGTCGGAGACAGGTCGCCCGCGCAGGTAGCCCGCGTCGGAGAGATACGCCGGGAGCGAGCCCTGCACGTAAGGCCCCGGCGCGGGGTCCGCTGCGCGCCCGCACGCGAGCGCGTAGCCGTTCCCGAGCGCGAGCCACCGCCCGCCCTCGAAGACCAGCGCGAGGAGCGCGGAGGAGGAGGAGGGGACCGCGGGCGTGCGCAGCGCGAGCCACGACACGAGGTCCGTGGAGGTCCAGAGCCACGGCGCTACGCTCGAGGTCGCGAGCCACGCGCCGTCCTGATAGCGGAGCTCGGTGAGGTGCGTGGGGAGGAGGTCTCCCGTGGGAGTCTCCGCGGTCCAGGTCTGGCCCGAGTTCCGCGAGCGGTAGAGGTTCTGCGAGGAGGAGCCCCCGAGGCGGTACGCAACCACCTCCCCGGCCTCGCCCGCCGCGAGGCGCCACGCGGCGGAGATGGAGAGGGTGCTCTTGTACGCGAAGCTCGCGCCGTCCGTGGAGCTGTAGACCTGTCCGCTTTGGGTGATGAACACCCACTTCGAACCATCGAAGACTGCGGAGCGCCCGTCGGCGCTGCGCGCGGTGCCGCTCACCGAGTAGGCGGTCCAGTTCTCCCCGCTGTCGTCGCTGTAGAAGCCCTCGGACGCCGTGAGGAGGAAGGTCCTCCCGCCGTGCGACGCGAGGGCCTTGGGCTCGCTCGGTGAGCTCGGGAACGAAGCGCCCGACCACGAGCCCGACCCGGACCCGATTGCGCCCGTGCCCGTGCCATCGTCCACCACGGTGGTGTGGAGCTCGTAACCTCCGCCCGTGGTGCCCGCGAGCATCCACCGCACGCCGTCCGTGTGGAGCACGAAGGGCGCGGACATCCCCGAGGGGACGTTGGTGCGGCGCGTCCAGGTCTCGCCCGTCTGCGACACGCGGAGCGCCGTCGTGGGGCCGCTCTCCTCCCCAACCACCGCGAAGCGATAGCAGGCCGCGGTGCCGTCCTGGGTGACGGAGTCCACGTCGAAGGCGAGCGCGGTGGGCGCGTCGAAGGTGGCGGGCGATGTCCCCCACGCGTGGCGCGTCCACTGGCCCAGGTTCGGGCCGCGCAGGAACTCCGTCCACTGGCCCGCGAGGCTCAACAGGAAGTTGAAGTAAGGGGCCGGGGGCTTCTGGCCCGCGGACCACCCCGCCGCCGCGAGCCCAGACGGGGGCTCCACGATGTCACCCGAGGCGGCGGCGGAGGCCCAAACAAGCGGGCGTGAGGGTCGTTGAGCCATGTTAGGCGAGCACTCCCGCGAGGCGCCCACCCGAGGTGCCGCCCGCGTCGCTGAATCCGTGGTCCGCGTCCGTCTCGACGCGCTCTCCGCTGGCCATCTCGAACGCGGTGCCTGAGAGCACGTCCAGCGTGTGGAGCTTCACGCCGGCGGCGCGCGCCCGCTTCAAGAGCGCGTGAAGGGTCGCGGTCCCGAGCGAGGGCGCGGCCTCGGGGGAGACCAGCACCGCGGCCGGGAAGTACTCCTCGAGCTCGAAGCCCGTCGCGCCCATGAGCGCGCTCACCACCGCGAGGAGCTCATCGCCCGTGCCCGCGGAGCGGTTGCACTTCACCACCTGGAGGAGGACGGTGCGGTAATCCTCATCGGCGAGCGAGCCGCGCGGCCACACGAGGAGCTCCCCGAGCTGGTCCAGCGCGTGGCCCGTCGCGTCGGCGAGCGTCGCCCCGAGCACGTCCCACAGCGCGTCCTCCACCTCCTGGACCTGGTCCAGGGCGGGCGAGAGGAGCGCCACCACGTCCTCGAAGGAGCGGAGCTTGTGCGGGAGGAGGGCCACGCCGCCCGCGGTGTGCGCGGTCTCGTGGGTGTGCGCGGTGAGGGCGTCCGCCTCGCTCATACCAGCACCGAAGCCACGGTGATTCGGCTCGTGTCGAAGGTGGCGCGCGCCCTCAAGGCCACCGCGAGGTTGACCGGGTACACCGCGCCCGACGCGAGGCCCACGAAGGCCACCACGTCTTCGACGCCCGCGACGCCCATCACCGTTTCGATGATGCGCGCAATGCGCACCGGGTCACCCGCGAGGAGCGAGTCACCCCAGGCCACCACCGCCGCTTCCACTGCGGCATCGCCCGCGTAGGTGTCGCGCCTCGCGCCCACCGCGAGGGACACGTACACCGCGAGTTCGGTGGGGCGGGTGAACGCCACCACGCGCGCCACGCCCTCGGTGTCCAGCGTGGTGCCGCTGGTGGACCCATGCGCGCGAATGCCCGCGGGCTTCGCCTTCCACAGCGCGGCGCGAATGTCTGCGTCGGCGCCCCCGAGGACCAGGGCCTCGAAGGAGTGCGCGGGGATGCCATCGACGGGGGTGTCCGTGGGGTTCTCGAACACCACCGCCTGGCGCACGCTCAAGACGGCGGACAGCGCGGCGGTGATGGCGCCCACGGTGCCCGCGCCAGGGCCTTGAATCTCGCGCTCACGGCGGAGGCGGAGCGCGGCGTCCGTCTCGACGGCGCGGCCCGGCGTGGCGTCCGCCAAATTGGTGACGGCGCTCCACCCGGAGACCGGCGTGGCAATGGTCGTGAGCGTGCCCGCGTACGCGAGGCGCACGCCCGCGGTCTCCGCCTCCGCGGCCACGGTGATTTGCGCCGAGGAGCCCGTGGTGTTGACCGCGTCCGCGAGCGTCACCCACCTGTTGGTGGTGTCGCCTGCGACGTGCGCGACGGAGCCAGCGGGGATGGTGCGCCCGGCCGCGACCGTGAGGCGAAGGGAGACGGTGCCCTTGGTGGCGGGCGCGCGCGTGGTGCCCGTGATGGCGCAGAGGTCGTCCAGCGCCGAGAACGAAGCGTTGCGCGGGCTCCGCGCGCCGTAGACCAGTTCCGCCAGCTCCCAGAGCTCGCGGAGCTTCGTGGCCATCACCGCGTTGAGGTTGCCCACCACCGACTCCGCGGAGGTGTCGAGGGTCGGGTCGATGGTCGCGCGCTGCGTCGCGGCGATCTCGTCCGCGATCTCCGTTGCCGTCTTCGGGGTGAAGCCCGTGCTGGTGAGGCCCGCGGTCAAGGCGTCACCGCGAAGGCGTCGAGGGTGAGCGGCTCCCCGTCGATGGTGCGCGCGTCGAAGGCCACCGACGCGGCGCGCGTGGAGCGGTCCAGGTCGAGGGAGAAGGAGGCGAGCGAGGCCACGCCGGGGCACGTCGAAATCGCGCGGCGGAGGATGGCCTCCGCGAGCGCCACGCGACCCTTCGCGAGGATCACCGACAGGGCCGGGATGCCCACGTCGCGGTCAAGGACGAACTCCCCTTGCCAGAGGTTCAGGCGGAGGCGGAGGCGCTGGCCCACGGCCTCCGCGCCCGGCTCGGTGAGGCGCGCGCGCCCGCCCTCGAGGAGCACGCGGCCGGTGAGCGGGTCGAGGGCGAGGTCTCGCACGGGCGGAGCGTGCGCGGGCGCGCGTCAAGGATTCAATCGCGCGGACCCTCGCAACCCCTTCACGTCGCGCGTGACGTTCGCGCGAGGTCCGCCGTATCCTCCGCCCCGATGGCCCTCCTCCTTCGCCTGGTCCTCCTCGTGGTGCTCCTCATGGCGTGCGGCTCCGAAGCTCCCTCGGGGTCACGCTGCGAAATCGGGCGGTCTCTCCCGTGCGCGTGCCTCGGAGGAGGAGACGGCGCGCAGGAGTGTTCGCCCGCCGGCGTCTACGGTGTGTGCCGCTGTCTGGCGAGCGACGCCGGGGCGGACGCGCCCGCCGACGTGGCCAGCGACGCGGGCGAGGACGTTGCCGCAGCTGGTGACGCGACGGAGGACGCGACGCGCGACGCCACCGAGGACCGCGCGCTCACCGATGCGCCCGCAGCTGGTGACACGGCGGACGTGGCCGGGCCCGCGCCGCTGAACCAGCGGCTTGACCACGTGGAGGTGTGGGTGAGCCTCAACGGCGCGCCGCTCCGACTCGTCGGAGGGACGTGTGTGCGCTCCGCCTCTCAGGTGTTCGTGAACGCGCGCAACATGGCACGCCTGCAATACCCTCTCGGTGAGGACGCGAGCGCGCCGCGCTTGGACGCCTACTGCACCGCGCTCGGTGAGTACGTGAACGCCCCTGGCGCGACCTTCGAGGCGCCCGTGGACTACGTGGTGGCGGGGACCCGTCGGACCAACGTCCACGCGCAAGGAACAACCACCGATCTCGCGGGAACGTGCCCCGCCACAGAGGTGGAGGTCTACGCGTTTGGGTGCTCTGCGATGTAGCTACGTCGCCTTCGCCTTCGTGGCCGCGGTCGAGGCGAGCGAGGGAATGGAGCTCGCGGGGGCCGCGGCGGTGCCCGTCACCGCGCCGCCCGTGGCGCTCGCGCCCGTCACCGCGTGGGTGTGCGAGTTGAACGCTGCGCGCACCGTCGAGAGCCGCGCGTCCACGAGGGCCGCGAGCGCCACGAAGTCCCCGGCCACGCCTCCGAGGTGCACGGTTCCATCGGGGTCAACGACCACAACGACCGCGTCCCCCTGTGCGATCTCCAGCGCGCCGTTGGGGCGGAACGTGATGCGCGCGGCGCCCGCGTCGCTCCCGAGAACCAGCGCGGCGTCCGAGCTGGTGAGCGCGCCGTCCGTGCCCGTGGCGCGCGGCGCGCGCGCGAGCGCGCGGGAGCGCACGTAGAGGCCGGGCACCGCGACGCAGTTCGCGAGGTGGTGGCGGCGCAAGTCGTCGGGGTCTTGGGGCGCGCCGTCGCCCGCTCGCCACGCGCCCGCGGAGCCCTCGAGCGGGAGGAGGAGGACGGTATCACCGGGTTGGAGGGTGCCCGCGAGGAACCACGCACCGAGGCGCAACCACACCACAGGCACCGAGGGCACCACCGGGCACTCCTCCCACACCACCGAGCCGTCGCCCTGGGGGACGGGATAGTTGAGGAGGGGGAGGATATCTGCAGTCTGCGCTGCAGCGTCGTACCGCTCAACGCGGCCGGGCTGTGGCCCGCGGTGCTGCAGCTCGTACCTATCCAGGGTGGCCTGCAGGAGGTCTTGGAGGTCGGGGTCGATGGGCCGCTGTCCGAAGCTCATTGCGGGCGCTCCTTCAACGTGAGGTTCGCGTACCAGTCTTCGCCGCGCGTGTTCCCGGTGAACTCCACCTCCTCCACGCGGTAGAGGCCCGAGACGGTCGAGGCGCGCAGGTCCACCAGGCGCCCCGGCATGAGGTCCGGTTGAATCAACCCCGTGGCCTTCACCGTGCGGGACTTGCCCACCTCGGGGGAGCCCACGAGGCCCGTGCCCGGGGAGAGCACCACTGCAGTGCGCTGCAGCGCGCGCCCAACCGGGAGGACCTGCAGGACGCCGTCCTGAATCGACCACTCGAAGCCCGCGGTCGCAAGCACCCGAGCGAGTTCCCCCGCTGCAGGTCCATGCACCACGGTCCCCTCCGCGAAGGTCGCGCCCACGCGTCCGAGCTCCGCGCCCTGGAGGGCTTCGGGGAGGTTGCCGCGCCCGATCCCGAGCGCGTCCGCGCACGCGGCCACCACCTCCTCCACGCGCGCCCCGGCGGAGAACGAGCGCGACACGCGCGCCGTCTGCAGCGCGTGCTCCCCGTCGCCGCCCGTGACGGTACAGGTCCAATCCGTTCCCTCTCGCACCACCGTCACCTTCCGCGAGTCGCCGCGGAAGAGCATGGTGAGCGCGTCGGTGTAGCCCGCCTCAATCTGAACGAGCGCGCGGCGGAGGCCTCGAAGCTCTGCGCGGTGGGCCTCCGAGAGGTTGTAGACGATGAGCTCACACGTCCCCGCGCGGGCCCTCAAGGTGCGCTTCACCTTGAACTCCACGTCCAGCGCGCCCAACGCGAGCGTGCCCACCTGGACCCTCCACGCGCGGCCGAAGAGGACGGCCATTACGCAAGCTCCCCGGGGTCGAGATACACGAGCGCGTGGCGCGGCCCGAGGGAGGAGAAGGTGGGGTCCTCTGGCGCGCGCGTGTCGCTCGCCATGGTGTCCACCACCACGAGGTCACCGGGCGGGCGCCGCGCGTCCAGCACGCCGCGGAGCACCGGGTAACCCGTCGAAAGCCTCCGCCCCGAGGCGATGGCCACGCCGTCCTGGTCCGCCACCGAGAGGCGCCACGCGCCGTCACGCTGCGACCACTCGAAGGTCAACAGGTAGTCCCGCGAGGCCAGCGTGGTGCGCTGCGTCCACCTCGAGGAGCCCGCCGGGGTGCAGGGGACTTCATTCACGGGAGGAGGCTCCTCGCGCTGTCGAGGGCGCGGGCGAGGGTGGAGCGGCGGTCGGTGGCGCGCGCGGGTTGGGCGCCGCGCTGGCCCGCGCGCTGGCCCCGGCGCTGCGCGGGCGACGTGACGGTGACGCGCGAGGTTGTCACCTTGCGCACGCGGCGAAGGTCGAGGGTCACCGCGAGGACGCCGGACGTGTCCTTCGAACGGTCCACGCGGTAACGCGTCACCGCGAGGTCCGCCACCGAGCGGAGCGACGTGGTCACGGACACGAGCGTCCCCGCGGCGGTGAGCGCGCGGAAGAGTTCGTCCATGACGCGGCGCCGGTCCACCACGCGGTCCCAGGCCATCACCGTGAAGGTGTGATCCACGCCGCCGGCGCGCACCGTCGTGGCTCGCACCGAGCCCGTGAGGCCCGAGGGGTCCACGCGCGGCACCACGAGGGGCGCCAGGGCCACCCACCCCTCCAAGGTGAGCGTGTCGAGGCCCGGCCGGATGTGGTCGGAGACCGCCGCGCCCTCCTCCACGGGGTGGTCCGTCACCTCCGCCGCGAGCTCCCAGGCCTCCGCGGAGGTGAGGTCCAGCTCCACCGCCACCGTGTTGCCACCCGCGTCCGGCCATTCGAGAAGTGTCGCCATGGTCCTCCTCCTAGTCGTTCGCGTTGGTGGGGTGCGCTGCGTCGTGGCGCGCACGCTCGCGCGCGTCGAGGAGCCGCATCGCTTCCGCCGCCGCGGCGCGCGGGTCCGTCACGCCCGTGACGGAGATGCTGTTGGTGGTGCGGTTGTCGTGGGTGACGCTCTGCGGTCGCGCGCCGGGCGCCTGCGAGGCCACCGCGGGCGCGGCCCCCGCGAGCGCGCCGCCGCCGAACACGCCGCGCCATTCGTCCATGATGGTGCGCGGGTTCACCAGGTCCCCCAGGAAGCTCGTGGAACTGTTCCCGGAGGAGGGCGCGGGCGTCACGTCTTGGATGGCGCGGTCCACGGCGCGCCCTGCGAAGCCGCGCACGGCACCGAGGACGCCCTCCACGCGGCGCGCAATCGCATCGACGGGCACGCCCACCGACTCGAGTGCGGCGCGGATGGCGCCCATCGCAGCGTCCACCATCTCGCGCGCGCCCGTCGTGAACGCGCGCCACTTCTCGCCCGCGGCGTCCAGCACCGTGCCCGCTTGCGTGCCGAAGTCCTCGAGGGCCGCGCCCGCGTCGTGAACCACGAGCTGGACGCCCTCCCACGCCAACCGAAGCTCCGTCACGAAGCGGGAGGAGGTCCCCACCCCACCCATCGAATCGAGGAAGCGCCCAATGGCGGAGTCGCCCCCTTCGAAGAGCGTGATGAGGTCGTCCACCCCGAGCGCCACGAGGGCCACCACCGCGGCCACGCGCGCGAACTGCAACAGCGTCGGCCCCCACGAGGCCAGGAACCGCGTTCCAGCGATCGCGCCCGCCACCCCCAGCGCGATCATCGCCACGCGCACCGTGTTGGTGTCGCGCGTCATGCGCACCAACCACGCGCTGGCCTTCGTGCCCTGCGTCGTGAGCCATGTGAGCGCCGGGAGGAGCTGAATGGCGAGCACGCTTCGAAGCGACTGCGACGCCACGCGCTGGCGGTCCATGGCGTCCCCATAAGCGCCGGCCGCTTCGACGGCCTCGGGGAGCGTGCCGCCCCCGAGCTCCGCGAGCTCTGCGCGCAGCGCCGCGAAGCCGCCCTCGCCCTCGTGGAGGACGTTGACCATGCGCGCGCCGCTCCGCCCGAAGAGGTCCTGTGCGAGCTGCGCGCGACGCGCCGGGTCCGTGATGGCCCCGAAGTTGTGCGACAGGTCGTCCATCACGTCCGCGGTGGAGCGGACCTGTCCATCCGAGTCCTTGAGCTGGACACCGAGGGCGCGGAACGCGTCGGCCGGACCCTTCGCTCCGCGCGCCGCGTCGGCGCTCGCTTGCTGGAGGTGTGACAGCGCCGCGGACGTGGCCTCCGCCGAGAGGCCCGCGCCGATGCCCGCGCGTTGCAGCTCCTGCAACTCGTCGGTGGTGGTGCCCATCGCATCGGCGGTGTCCTCGAGCTGGCCCGCGGCCTCCTCGAAGCTGTTGGCGAACTCGAAGATCGCGCCCAACACCCGCGAGCCCGCGAGCACACTCGCGAGGCGTTGCGCGCGGTCGATCATCCCGTCCACCTGGTGGGAGCCGCGTTCGAGGGCGCTCCCTTCCCAGGCGATGCCGAACTCCGCGAAGACTTGTCGAAGCGCGCCGTCACTCATGGGCTATTTCTCCCGCGCGATGTCCGCGAGCTCCGCGTCCGCGTCCGCCAGCGCGTCCAGCACGCGGCACGCGTCGAGGAGCTCCGCCACGCCCCACTTCGTGGAGATGGTGTGGAGGCTGTCCGTGTACCGCTTCGAGGTGGCCACGCGGTGGAGCGCCCACGGGATGCGCTCGGGGAGAACGAGAGGGACGCTCGGGGAGGAGGAGGTCCTCCTCCGTGGCGTTACTTCTCGCTCCCGAGCATCGCGGCCAAAGGGCGGAGGTTCACCTCGAGGGCGAACACGAGCCACCGTGCGAAGAGGTCGAGGCGCCCACCGAAGTGAAGGTCGAACACGTCGGAGAGCTTCGGGCGCTTGCCGCCCTCGAGCTCCACGCGCGTCTCCTCCGCGAGGGGGAGCCACACGGCCTTGAGCTGTTCCGGCGTGGCGCGCTCGAAGAGCTCCGACGCAGCGCGGCCGATGATGTCCAGGCCCTTGCCCTTCACTTCGCCCGCGGGCTGACCCGCAAGCTTCGTGACCTCCGCGAGCGTCGGCCCGAGGAGCCTTCCCAGGCGGAGCGTGAGGTCGATTCCCTTCGAGGTGGGGAGCGGTTTCACCGAGTAGGTAACGCCGTCGATTTCGGTGCTCTCTGCGTCGCGCATCGTCGTCCTCCTTCGTCAGACCGCGGGGTTTCCGTCCACGGTCCAGGTACAGTTGGAGAGGAGGAGGGTCCACTCCACGACGCCCACCGAGCCACCGCGCGCGACCTTCGGCACGCCCTCCACGCAACACGACTCCGCCTCCACGAGGAGGCCCCCGGAACGGTCGATGATTGCGAACGGCCCGAGCCCGCCCCCGTTGGGGTTGCCCACGTCCAGCGCGCGCAGCGCCGAGAGTGTGGTGTTGCCCGAGCTGGTGTGGAGGAGACGAAGGACGGCCTTGCCCGTCTTGCTCCCGTACTTCGCCACGCGCGCGGACTCCCCGTCGATGCCCTGGACCATCTCGAAGTCCGGGCCCGTGGGCTCCGCCGAGACGAAGTCTCCATCCGGCGCGAGCCCCGAGTTGATGTTCAGTCCGGCGACGAGGGTGTCTACGTCCCTCGGGTTGTGCGTCTTCATGTAGGGCTCCTCGTGGTCACGGCGTGGCCGTGCCGCTCACTTCCATGCTGTGAATCGCGCCCGCGAGCCTCATGCTCCACGTCACGCCGGGGAGGTGGCGCGCGGCGCGGTCTGCGTCGGACACGTCCGCCACCTTGGGCACGGTGATGGTGGGCGTCGCGTCGGGGTCGAAGCCGCCGTCGCGCTGGCCCGCCTTGATGTCCGCCGAGAGGAACGCGCGCACCTTCGACACGCCCGCGTCCGTGAAGGGCGTCTTCTGGCCCGCGAGGTTCAGCGCGAAGAGGCCCTCGCGCTGGCGCGCGCGGACGCGGTCGAGGAAGCGCACCACGTCCGCCCACTCGCCCGCGGCGACCTTGCCGGGATACGTCACCGGCACGCCCGCGAGGGTCTGGTACCAGTTCGTGTTCTTCGCTTCGAGCGCCGCGGCCTCGGTGTCCGTGAGCGTCGTGACGGCCACGCCCGCGAGCGTCTTGAACGCCCACGTATCGGAGCCCGGCGTGATGGGCGCGCGCGAGCCCGCCATGGCCGCGGCGATCCACGAGGTGGAGCGCGCGATGCTCGGGTGATAGAAGCTCACCGTGCGCCCGTAGGCCGCGGCCTCGAGCTCCGCGAACACGTCGGTGGTGCTGGCACCGTCCAGCGTGGCGGAGTCGCTGCTCTGCACCACGAGGAGCTTCCCGTTGGCCTCCGCCCACACCGCGGCCTCCGCGATCTCCGCGGCGCTGTTGCTGTCGAGGCACACCATGTAGAAGTCCGGGTCCGCCGCGAGCACGGCGTCCAGATCGTCCGCGATGCCCGGGTCCGCGGTCACGTCCTCCACCGACAGGTTGGCGGAGAGCGAGTCGAGGCCGATGAGCGC